CTGGAGAAATGGGATATCTTGCATTGGGGTTATCACTCGCTGATATGGATGTTAGTAATCTTGCTGGTATCGACTTTACTAAGTTGTGTAACGCATACAAGTTCCCTGAGATATTATTAAACAATCAGGATAGCTCAACTTATAATAATGTGGCATCAGCTGAAAAGATGTTATACACTAATTCTATCTTACCTAATATCTATCTATTCAGAGATGCAATAATTAAGGGAGTTATTCCGATGTATTCAGTTGATGGGGTAAAGAGAACAATAGAGATAGACTTGTCGGAGATACCTGCATTGCAGGAGGATATGAAGATGCAAGCTGATGCGTTAAATAGTATGTGGTGGACTACACCAAATGAGAAGAGAGATATGATGGGATTTGAGGAATTGGATGAGCCTATGATGAGTGAGATAATAATAGACGGAGGCAAGCAGTTGTTAACGGACTTAGGAGCTGTGCCAGATGTAACAATGCCTGAGTAATGAGTGAAGTAAAATCAATAGAGCAGATAGTTAGCATTATCGAGAAGAAGATAATGTTTACGCTTATGGAGGAGCTACCTGATCCATCATGTCCTAGAAAGAGGGATCAGAACAAATGGAAGAAAGACCAGGTGAAGAAAACATTAGCAGCTAGGTTAGGTCATCCCGGTATGGGCATAACAATACAGATATGACGAATAAGGAGAAGAATGAGTATATGAGCAAATGGAACCGCTTTCAACAAAAGTATGAGAGATACTTTGAGAAGCGGTTTAATCGTGCGTTAAAGATACAGTTAGAGGCGTTCTTAAAGACACAGGATATAATGGCTATCCCATCCTTTCCAATATACACAACATTGATAGAACTTTATAAGAAGGTAGGTCCTGCATGGGCAAGGGTGGTAAGAATGGATGGTATTAAGGCAGATGGGCGTATGGGATTTAATGAGGAGATAGTTGCGTTGATGAATGAGTATTATGGTATAGACTTACTAAATGATGCTGAGGGGATTACGGCTTATACTCGTGAAGTAATACAGCGTACATTGCAAAGAGCATCAATGGAGGGGTTAAGTATTAATGAGATAGTAAGGAGTTTAACAACTAATTCTGAGTTAGGCAGGATGAGAGCGAGAAGGATAGCAAGGACTGAGACTGTGACGGCTGCCAATGGTGCGGCTATGATATACGCTAAAAAGTCAGGCTATCAGATGAAGAAGATATGGTTGAGTATTCAGGATAATAGAACGAGGCATAATCAGTGGGCAAATCATCTAACGATTGATGGCACTACTATTGATTATGAGGAGCCTTTTAAATTACAGAGTAATAAGCTAGGAGATATATTCATGCAACAGCCTGGAGTAAGAACGCAGCCTAATGGGTTAGCTGTTCCAGCAGTTGAGATAGTGAATTGTAGATGTACAGTTGCATTCCAAGCTAAGAGGGATAGGAATGGGAGAATAATTAGAGCGTAAGATATTTTTGTAAATAAATTAAAATAAATTAACTTTATACAAGTGAACAATATCCTAAACATTAAAACAGAGGTCTTATCTGCTGAGATAATGGACTTAAACCCTAAGCAGGGGATAGTTACTGGGTACTTCTCTAAGTTTAATAACGTGGATGCTGATGGGGATATAATAAGACCAGGTGCATTTACTAAGACTATAAGAGAGAATGGCCCAGAGTCATCACTTCCTAGAATCAAGCATCTTCTTAATCACGATCCATCGTTACCGTTAGGCGTTCTAAAGTCATTGACTGAGGATAGCTATGGCTTAGCGTATGAGTCACAGGTAGGAAGTCATGAAGGCGGTGAGGACTTTATCAAGATGGTTGAGAGCGGACTTATTACGGAGCATTCTATTGGGTTCAAGATTATCAAACGCAATCAGATCCAATCCTATGAAAACTATATTAAGAATCCGTCAGGAGGGCAGTATGAGATTACAGAGATAAAGTTGTATGAGGGAAGTTCACTTACGGCATGGGGAGCAAATCCATTGACTCCTATAACATCACTTAAGTCACTTAATGATGTTGACTTGTTGGTAGCTAAGCATGAGGCGATTGAGAAGTTTTGCAGAAATACGGCAGCTACTGATGATACTATACAGATGCTGTTATTGCACAGTAAACAATTAGCACAATTAATCCTAGATATGAAGAGTACTACTGAACCGGTTAACGCCATTCAGCCAGAAGAAAGTGTTGCGGATATAATTAGGCAGTTTAACAATAATCTTAATAAATAAAAAACTATCCAATATGGAAAAGAAAGAATTATTAGTAGAATTGGAGGGGTTGAAGTCAACATTAGAGACTTCAATTACTGAAAAGACTAAGAGCGAAATCGCTGATCAATTGAAATCAGTATTAGCTGATGTAAACGCAAAGCTAGAGGCTTTTGCAAGTAATGACTCTGCTGATGCAGTTAAGTCTATGAATGAAGAAGTAGCTAAGGTTAAAGCTGATATGGCTGCAACTATTAAGGCACTTGATATTGTTCAAACAAGAGTAAAAAGCACTAACAAGTCTGACAATAGAATCATCACTTTTGATGAGGCTTTTGGTGCAGCGTTAGAAAAGAACTTTGATGCTATCCAGTCAATAAAGCAAGGGCAATCTTTTAAAATGGAGATTAAGGCTGATATGACTTTGGGTGGTTCATTAGATCCTAATGGTAACTTAAGTGGTGTGGCTTCTTATAGTTCACGTCAGGCTTTGTTGCCATCACAGAAAGTAAACATGAGAGACATTATCTCTACAGCTATATCTCCTACTGGTCTTTATGTTCAGTATCGTGAGACTTCAGGTGTACAGGCTATGGGTGTTCAGACTGAAGGAGCTGCTAAGACTCAAGTTCAGTATGACTTCACAGAGGTTAAAGTTGTTGAGAATTACATTGCAGGTTTTGCAAGATTCTCTAAGCAAATGGCTAAGCAATTACCGTATATGCAAACTACTTTACCACGTTTGTTAACTCGTGATTTCTATAAGACTGAGAATGCTAATTTTTATGCTAGTGTAATTGGTGGAGCAACTGGTGATAATACTACTACTGGTGCTAATCCTGTTGAGATTATCATGGACTTGATAGCTAACCAACAGTCATCTAACTTTAATGCTTCTTACGTTGTGGTAAGTCCTAAGACTTTAGGATTAATCAACAGAACATTATTGACTAACGGATATTATCCTGGTGCGGCTGGTGTTAGTTCTGTAGCAAGTGGTGCTGTGGTTATTGCTGGTACTCCAGTAGTATCTGCGTCATGGGCAACAGATAGTACCTACTTAGTATTCGACATGGATTATATCGAGAGAGTAGAGACTGAAGCTGTCAACATTACTTTTGCGTTAGAAGATGCAGACAATTTCACAAAGAACTTGATTACTGCTAGAATTGAGTGTCAAGAAGAGTTGAACTTAATGCTTCCTACTTCTGCAATTTTTTTAGATTAACAGTAAGCTCCGAGCCGATTCAAACTGAAGCGGGGGATGACTTACTGACAGAGGATAGTCAAGTATTATACACAGATCCTTAAAGTTGTGGTTTGGTAATGTAGATAACGGGCCTCTCTCATCTGAGAGGGGCCTTTTTAAAATATAAAAGATGATAAATTATAATTCTGTTTTAGATATACAATTTGACGATGGAATAATTGTAGAACCAGTCACATTAAATGAAGCAAAGGATTTCTGTAAAGTAGATATAAACACTGATGATGATATTATAACTGCCTTAATAACAGCTGCGAGGTTGTATTGTGAGGCTTATACCGGTGTAGGATTTATTGTACATAATGCCGTTGCTACCTTGAATAATTCTAATGGGGATATCTACATCCCTTATGGTCCCTTGCTAGCTATTAATCAGGTAACTGATGCTAATGGGAATATATTAGTATTGGATAGTACTTATAAATTATCAGGTCAATCCTTTAAGAGATTAGAATATCCAAGACAGAATAATATAACTATAGATTATTCTACTGGCTATGATGTATTACCACAGACATTAAAGACTGCGTTGCTTAACCAAATATATTGGTTATATGACAATAGAAGTCAGGCGATGGATGAGGTAAGTCCAATAGCTAAATCATTATTAAATCCTTTCAGACGTGTATAAGTTAAACCGCAGGATTACTATAAAAAGATATACAACCACAAAGAATGAGTTTGGGGGGTTGGTAGCTGATAATACATCAAGTTGGACTAAGTGGTCGGAGGTAAGGGATAGGAATGGCAGTCCTAGAAATGACTATCAGCAAAGGGAGTGGACGTATGACCAAATCTTTGTGATGAGGTACGAAGTTGCGAGACCTACTAGGAGTAATGATGTAATAGAGTATAATGGCTATCAGTATAAGATTAATAGTGTACAGATAAGAAGTGAGGCGGCTAGAGATTGGGAGTTTATTACGGCAACTAAACTAGACGAATCTATTAATTAATGAGCTACAAAATACCATATAATTTATTACCTAATTTAGGAGCGTTACAGGCTGGGGATATTATACCTGGTCTAAGACCAGCATTTGAGGAGGGCAGTATGACAGTAGGTGACTTGACAAATTTTGTCAATCCAGGTTTACAATATAGGACATCAATGACACAGGTCGCAACATCAGATCCTACTGTTGATTATGAGTATGAGAATAGGATAGGATCGATATTATGGACTTATGTGAGTGTTGGTATTTATAATGGATATTTGGTAGATGCGTTTGCAGGAGAGGTGCCTGAGCAGACAAAAGTATTTTTTAATTTGTCTATGAATAGTGGTACTAATAGCTATACTATTATTAAGATTGATTCTGATAATATAAGGATGAGTGTAAAAGATAAGGTATGGACTTTATCAGATGATTTATTAAAGACTACATTTATTGATTTTATTATTTACCCAGCAGCGTTACCATGATAAATCTAAAGGCATCAGGCATAGAGGCGTTATTGGCTAAGTTTAATAAATTAGCTAACGAGGCGCAGAATGATGTGCAGTCTGAGCTTAATGCCTTTGCTGATGATGTAGTAAGAGATGCTAAGAATTTAGTTAAGAATAACAGCTCTGATGAGGGCAACTTGCTAAGGAATATTAATCCTGAGTATGGCAGCGGTTCAGTTACAATAACAGCTAATACTAAGTATGCAGCCTATATTGAATTTGGCACACGAAAGTTTGCAGCTGAGTATGTAAGTAGTTTACCCACAGACTGGCAAGCCTTTGCTGGAACTTTTAAAGGTCCTATGAGTGGCGGTGGTAATTTTAAGGAGATGTTATTAAATATAACTGAATGGTGTAAAAGAAAAGGAATAGATGAAGAGGCGGCGTATCCAATAGCTAGAAAAATATTAATTGATGGTATAAAACCAAGACCTTTTTTATATCCATCTATTAACAAAAACCTACCTATATTAATTGGTAATATAAAAGATATATTCAAATGATAGATATTAATACATCACTACTTACGGCATATTATAATGCCATCAGTACGGTTAACATACCAATTTATGAGGGCGAGGAGCCTGATGATGTTAAGGATAAGATCTATGCTGTTCTGAGTGATGTCATAAATGTTGAGTCATCAACTAGCAATAGCTCAGACACTAGCACTACGATACAGATATCGGTACATTCATGGGAATATAAGTATAATAATTCTAAGGCGTTAAATGAGGCGTGTGCTTTAATATATCAAGCTGTAAAGCCAGATAGTAACGCTGTTTTAGATTTATCAGCCTTTGGATTACAGATGATGAACTTGAATGTACAGACAGACAGAACGGATAGATATGGTGAGATTGGGGGCAAAATATTTATTTCACGTGTATTGATTTTTCAACAAGATATTTTCGTAATTTCATAACAAATATAAAAATTAAAAAAAATGAGTGAACACAAGGTAGCCGGTGGTACGATGTTGCTGTTTATCGATCCAACTGGAGGTACTGATTACGATACAGTCGTATGTCTTACCAATTTGACAACAGCAGACGCAGTATCTGTAGTAGACGCATCAAGTGCGTGTGGACCTGATAAGAGTCCTGGTACTATTGAGATTTCTTATACTTTTGAAGGTCAGCATTTGCAAGATCCTGCGAGTGGTAAAATTTCGGGTACTAATCTCCGTCAGTTGTTGAGAAACAAAGCTACTGTTGGCTTTAAGTTAAGTCCAGTTGCTCCAGTTACAGGGGATGAAGTTCAGGAAGGCACAGGATACATATCTGAATTAGGTAGTACGTATTCATACGATTCTATCGGCACATTCAGTTTGACTTTGCAGCCGTTTGGAACTCCTTCTATAACTATTACAGCATAATAAATGGCAGAACATAAGATACAGGGTGGCGATATGCTACTCTTCATTGATCCAACAGGTGGGACAAATTACGATACAGTAGTTTGTCTCACTTCTGTTTCTAGCAATGACAGCGTATCAGTTGTTGATGCTTCCTCCGCCTGCGGACCTGATAAGAGTCCTGG